GTCACCGATCTTGTTTAACGCACGCAGTATCGCGTGCGCTTCCTCGCGCATCTCTATGTCAGAGGCTGCGCTGTTGGCGAAGAGGCGCATTTGCTCTTCACGAACATCGTCCACAAACGTCTGAAACGCTGTGTCATTCTTTAGCCGTTTTGCATCATCGGCGTGTATGCGGATGTCGGCGCTCACTGCTGCACGCCCTGTGCCATGCCGCCGATCATGCGAACTTTATCCTGCTCTGCCTTGATGCGAGCCGTGTCCACTGCGGTTCCGTATTGGCCATATATCTTGGCAGCATCCACCATCAGATCCTGAGCCATCTGGTCACGCTTCAGATCATCATCTGCCGCCGCTTTTTGTGCGTCTAGCTGCAATTTCATCATGTCAGACTGCATCTTGCCCTGCGCCTTCATCTGCTCAGCCTGCAAGAATGCGGCGTTTGGATCTTGCGCCTGACCCTGCTGCGCCATCATGGCCTGCTGTTGCTGCTGCATCTGTAGCATCTGCATTTCGATTTCCGGCGTAATTGGCGCGAAATAACGGTCGGCATTGCGCACGCCTGACAGCGCCAGACTGTCTGCCAGCGTGTTGCGGATATTGGTCAAGCTCACCAAGCCGTTCATCGGGCCATATTGCTGGTAAACCATCTGCTGCATCTGCAACGCCTGCTGCAACGCCATCTGCTTTTCTTCTTCGCGGCCAGTGCCAAGCCCGACGTTGATGCTGATGTCCATTGACGTATCCCAAACACGCGGATCGACGGGGATAAACTGCCCGTTCATCCGCATCATCTTTTCCTCGTCCATGTTTTTATTCATTAGGCGCAGCATGACGCCAAACAAGTCACGCAGACCGTCAGCCAAGTTACGCACCATCACCTCTGTCTGGCCCGCAGCAGCCTGCACAGACGCTTGAACGGCCGCTTTTGTGGTAGACTGCAATGCGTCTGGATTCAGCCCCACAGAGGCGCTTGTAACGCCTGTCTTCTGCTCTGTGAGCTGATCCATATATGCCAGCGCAGATAGCGTCTGACCGGCGACAAATGGCACGCTTAGATCCTGCACAGATCCGGCTTGGCGCATTCTGACAAGTGAGCCGATTTCGTTATTCAGCACATCGTCGATATTTACTGCGCCGTCCACAATCCCAATGCGGGGATTGTTGGTCATCGCCACGTTATCCAAAATGCCACGCAGAATAGACGTTGCTGCGTCTTGGTCGTTTTCCACTAGCTCAGAAAGGCTGTGGCCGTACCAGCTATGTGGCTCTGGATCTATCTCAAACTTGGCAAACGGGATCTCGTCGCACGGCATGAAGTCTAGCAGCTCGTATGATGTGCCGCCGCATAGAAACTTGTACAGCACCGGCACGCCTGTTCCGTCCACATCCATACGCATGTAGGCTTCTGTAATTCCAACCAGTTTCATGGCTGGATCTAGCTCGTCTTCATCCGACAAGTCTTCCTCGTAGCCTTGGCGCTCAAGCACCTCTGCGCCTGTCATGTCGTTTGTGCCGTCAAACGGCGTCAGGTTAGATATGACGTCAAAGTCAAAGCCCATCTCGACCAGATCGCCAACGCGCATGTCTGTGCGGTGGGCCACCACATATGCGTCATCAAATGAGCGGCAGTCGCGGTTTACGAAGAACTCTTCTGGCGGGATGCTTTCTATGCGCAGCTCGCCCTTCATTTCTGTGCGGCTAATCTTGACCGAATGGACAGGAAGCTCGATCTGCATGCCCATCTGATCCATCTCAATGGACATTTCCATCGTATGCTCAAGCACCTCAACGTCATCAGCGTCCAACAAGAACGTGTATTCGTCATCAGACAAGTCGGTGTAGGTGTATATCTCTGCTACTGGGTAGTCGTGCCAATACGCCTTCACGATGCCCTGCTTCTTGACCATAGCGTCTTGGAAGGCGTCGTTCAGCACGCGGTATCCGTTTAGACGCGTAAACTCATGCTGGATGAAGCTGGTGGCCTGCTCCGCAAGCGCAACGTCTTCTGGGCCTTTCGGGATAAATTCTACCGGCCTTGCGGTGGACATGAAGATCCGCATCAGGCTTGGCTTTACGGAGCGGATCGTGTCACGCACTTTCGTTGACACAACCTTGCTGCGCCCGTCTTCATGGCCAATATCAACCTCGCCATCGTAGTAGCGCTGCGCCTTGATGCGGTCTTGGCTGATTTCGCTTTCTACAAAATCAACGGCATCGCTGATCGCATTCTGAACAATGCTTTCTATCTCGCGGCGATCTTTTGGTTGTGGTTGCATGTTATTGTTCCTCATCTTCTGCCGCAAGTCCAAGCGCTCTTGGAGCCATGGGTGGCGTTATCCTTGTCGGGGTAGCGCCTGTTGATAAAAGCCTATCCAGATCCGCAAGCTGGCTTTTGATTGCACTATCGGAGAAAAACTTTCCACCAAGTCCAGCGGCAGATAGTGTAAGCGTCATTGGCTCCATAATTGCAGCCACGCCAAATATGGCTGACCTCATTCTATCTCCCGTAGGGGATAAGCCGCCGATCTTTCTAAGGATATCATCAGATATGCCGCCGCTAACTATTGCCTTCATCGCGTTAAGCTCGCCTTCATCAAAATATGCGCTATCCCGCTTGCTATTGATTATTTTGTTAATAGCTTGCTTATATTTATTTAAGATGTTGCTGCCAGTTCCAGCCGCTGCTGTCTCAAGCTCCGCTATCTCTAGCCTGTCCCTAAGAAGCTCAGACTTTTTCAGCCTTTTGTTGGCCAATCTTGCTGCGTTCATTAGGCGACTGCCTTGTGACTTAGACGCCATTAGATCGTCCAAGTCATCAATTACTGACTTGAGCCTTGGGTCGTATGCTTGTTCGCCCTGCCCTAAGCCCTTTCTGTAAAGTGAATAAAGCTGACGCTTGAGCGCATCCATCCCAATGAAGCCAGTGCTTGAGCTTGCCGCGTCATCAATCCTCGCTAGCGCTTTAACTATATGCTCGTCATGATCTGGGTTAAATCTTGTAGTGCCTCTTTCCCCAGCAAAAAGGCGACTTCTAGCCCCCTCTGCCAAGCCGCTTATATCTGTCGGCGTGAACACATCACCTAATTCATCAGCCGCTTTATAAGCCGCGTTTTTGGCTATAACTTGATTTTCGTATTTCGGCTGAACGATGGCTTTTCCTAGCGCCTCATCGACAGAGCGATTGCCTGTGTTGACTTGCTTTGCCATCATTGATGGTTTTATCAACTTATCGTAAGGCTTGGCGGCGATGTTAAACGCTTTTGCCGCTGCTGCTGGCGTAGCCAATGCGCCTGCTATTCTCGCATAAGGCTCAAATATGGTGCCTTCAGTTGCCTCACCAGCAAGCTCACTGCCAACGCCAGCAACCCCTGCTGTCGCTATCGCTGGGGCCGAAACTCCGGCAGAAATAAGCTTTTGGCCTACGCTTTCTACTACGCCTCCAGCTTTTGGGGCGAGTTTGCTTGCAACCTGTCCAGCAGTTTTTAAACCTTTGCCCCCAATGCCTAAACCGCCACCACCACCAGCAAACTCTGCCGCAGTACCTAGTATTCTTGCGCCTCTAGTCTGGCCGCGATACGCAAGCTCATCTTCAAGGCCAATCGCCTCTACGCCTGATCGCAAAGCCCTTCCGGTTGCCGTGTCAAGAACGGGTATATCTTCTCCGACATCATATCCCATTGCCTGCAAGCCTTCTTGGCCAAGCCTAAGCAACCCGCGCGCAGCCATCTCAGGTAATTCAAGTGTACCTATTACCCCTCGCCCAGCGCCAGCGGCAGCAGCTCTGCCGACATCTTCGGCTTTTTCCCCAAATGTATCTATCTGGTCTTGAGGGGCCTGCTCCCCACGGGCCTTTATCGCAGCTTGAACCAGTTGACGCGCTGCGGCCTGATCCCCAGCAGCATCAGCATTTCTAGCTGCACTCATATATTCTTCATATGTAGCCACTGCGCTCAGTCTCCGTAACTATTTATATTTATTCAGCAGGTCATCGTCTGACATGCTACCCGCCGCTGGCTGCTGCGCCGCTGGTGCGGATCTCGTTTGGCTGAATATCTCGCGGCCTTTAGCTTCGCCATGCACAATCTCAAGAAGTGTGCGCTCATACTCGTCAAGCTGCCGCTTAAAGTCTTCAGCAGACGATAGTGGGTCTAGCAAGCCAGCCTTCGCAGCGAGCATTGCATTTTCACGCTCGGTCACGTTACCCAAAGCGCCGCCGGTTGGGCTTTCTTGGCGCATTGCGTTTAGCGTTTCTATAGTCGCTTGCGCCTGAAGAACCTTAACGTTGCCAGCGACTTTTCTCGCATCAGTCATTGGAACGTTTTGTAAAAATGCTGCCCCGACGCCGGTTGAATATGTGTCAGCAAGGCTTCTGGCCTCTTTGGCGGCATTTAGGATGGTTGATGTCATAGTGCCTTTTGTGCTGGCCTTCCGCTCCTCTTTCTCGGCTGCTTGTATAGCTTCACGTTCTTGCTTACTTCCCTTCATAGGTACAAGCTTATACCCAGTAACCTCGCCGCCTGCCCCGCGCTCAAATTCATAATTCATTCCTGTTGGCGGCTTTGGAAGGTTAGCCAGCAGTGCAGTTTCTTGACTATAGATGTCACCGCCGCTCGTAATGTATCTTTTAAACTCAGGCGTTCCTTCCTTTAGACCTGCTGCAATCGCGTTTCTAATTAGCGCAGTGTCTTTCGGCGCGGTCAATCCCGCTTCGAACCTTGCCAATTCCTTCTGCCGCTCAAACGCACGACGCTCACCAGCTTCTGCGAATAGCTGCGCTGCTGCTTGCTTTGGGTCTAGCGTTCCTGCCTTTACCATGTCGGCAAGATCAGTCCGGCCAGCCTGCTCAAGCATGTTTACCGTGCGATTGCCTTTGATCTTATCTGCGCGTCTTGCTTGCGATGCTTGCAGGACTTGCGGCAAGTTCGGGTCAGGGCTGATCGACATGCTGTTTAACCATCCAGCAAACGCGCCAGCCATATCCTTACGGCGCGCAGACTTTTCCTGTCCTACAAAGTCTTCTTCAGTAAAGGTGCGGTTGGGGTTAATCATGTCGCTCATTCCTTACAGTGCCGCGTACATAAATGGCAGCTTCAGATAATCAAACAGACCGGCCTGCTTTGATTGTGTTTGCGATTGAGGCGTTGGCGTTGCTCCAAGCGCCGCCAATGGCGCTGCAAGCGCTGCCTGCGGTGCGCCGGTATAGCCTGCATATTGGCCACGCGCCGCGTCGATCAGAGACTGCTGCAACATCTGCTGCATGAGGCCCTGCTGCATCTGCTGCTGCTGGATCGCTTGGCTGGTGCCAAATGCCTGCTGGCCCAATGCGCCAAGCTGCGATGCTGCGCCAAGGCGTGCCTGCCTGTCAGCCATCGCCTGCTGCATCGCTGTGTTGTATCCAGTCTGACGCTGCTGAGCTGCAATATCGCCCGCCATGCGCCCGAACTCTCCGGCGGCAACACCCTCTGCAACGCCTTGGCGTGACCCGCCAAACGCACGCGCTCTTGTTGCCTGAGCGCCAAGCTGGTTCATCGCCATCTCTTGCTGCCTAGCAATATCCTGCTGCGTGCGGTCAATTACGTTCTGCGTGTACGGGTTCATATACGCGCCAACTTGCAGCGGGCCTGTCATTGCAGCCTGCGTGCCGCCAAGCGCGCCTTGCAATGCGCCAGCAGATGCTTGGTTTACGTTAAACCCAGCAGTCGGCGCTAACGGGGCCATGCCAGATGCAGGCGCAGCGCCCGCCATTGGAGCGACTACCTGACCGCCACCTTTTGAACCTTGTCCAGCCATTTCTGTCTCCTTTATGCGTTCTGCCTATCCCAATCCCGCTGTGCTGAGCGGATACGGTCAGTTGCGTCTTTTTTATCTACGCTGATGCCTAAGTTAGACTTCAGCCAATCTCTTGCCTTATCAGACGTTAGGCTTGGCGGCCTTGGAGCAACAGCTAACTTTTGCGCCGTCTTAACAGCCTTCTTGGCATCCGCTTTACCTTCCTTGCCAAACTGAGCAATAAACGCCTCTGGGTCAGCCACCTTTAGCTTTTCTTGCTCAGTTCTTTTCGCTTCTGTTTGCGCTTGTACTGCGGCGCTCTCTTCTTGCGACTTTTCGATGGCTCTGAGCCTTTCTGCTTCCAACCTGTCGGCTTCACGCTCAGCAAATGTGCGCGGGTCGCCAATCATTGAAGCTATGCCGCTTTCTGCTGCGCCAAGGGCAGGCTCCAAAAGACCGCCGACGCCCCTTAATGCTGCACCAGTAACCCCACCGCTGGCGATAAATTCTCCGATATTAGACAGCAGACCGCCGCCTGCTTCCGGCGGCAAGAACGCGTCTACACCAGCTGCGTCAATTATCTCTGGCGTTATACCCACCCCAGTCATCTGGCCGCGAGGATCTAGCTGCGCTCGGTCTGACTGGTAATCATATACTTCTTGAAAAACTGGGTTGTAGTTAGGGTCTGATGGAAGTGTCGCTAGTTGTTGCTGGTCAGCTTGTATAAACGCAGGCGTTTCAGCGGCTAACTGCGGGTCTGGAGTAATAGATTCCGGCGGCAAAAACGCGTCTACACCAACAGCGTCAATTATTTCTGGCGTTATACCAAACCCCGTTGATTGACCTGTTGGATCTTGTGCTGCCTGCTCTGCTTGATAATCGTAAACAGTTTCAAACGCCTCATTGTATTGCGGGCTTAGCGGATCAGTCGCTAGTATTTCCTGCGCTACTTGAACCTCTGGTGGTGTAGCGCTGAATATCGTTTCGTCAGGCTGAATAGCTAAGGCGGGGTCTGCTGGGGTATAAGGTGCAACAGGCGAAACTGGTGATACAATCGGTGCAACAGGTGCCACAATCGGAGCAACGCCACCACCACCGCTATCAACAGGTGCAACGGGTGCAACGGGTGATGTGGTCGGCACACGCGACCCCACTTGGCCCGTTACGGGATCAATGAAAAAGCTCTCAATAAATTGCGCTTGCGCCGGACGCTGCGCGGCAAGCTCGTCAACGGCTTGCTGGTACAGCGGGGCTGAGCTGTATCCACGCACGCCGCCAGCAAACTCTGTCGGCGCTGGCATGCCGCCCATGATGTCCGACCTAGACATCTGCGGCCCCATGCCAAACGCAGACGCAACGTCAGCAGTCTGCTGGAAACCTGCTTCTTGGAACGGCGTAAACGCGGCAACATCAGGCCCGTAATATGGCACATATCCAATCTGGCTAATGTCTTCCGCCTTGGCCAAATTGCGGCGTGCTGCTTCCTCAATATATTCTGGAATTTCAACGCTTGACGTTGTTGATCCACCTTTGCCGCCTGACATTATTCAAACTCCTTCACATATGAGGCGTGCAGTGGCGTCCAGCCATGCGCCTTCAGTGGTTTCTTCCAGCCAAACCGGCCTGTCATAGTCAATGCAGAGCATCCTTGCGATTTCGCCCATGCTACCACATCTTCATGCATTTCTAAAATCTGATCCAACTCGCCGCCACCAAGAAACACGTTTAAAACTTTCTTCCTCGGATATACCACTATTTCGGTTACTATGCACCCCCTCGGCGTAGGCCAGAGCTGCATGCTACCTTTGTATATACCCTCTGCCACGTCGATGAAGTCATGCGTGCCGCCGGAATACTCCAAAGCGGCCTCAATCCAATCGCGGCATCTCTCAAGCTCTTTATCCATGAAGCCTCGTAATCGCTAAAGTTGAAGCGGGGATCGCTGGCACCGGCGAAGATGCTGCGGTGTAATTCAGGAATCCTTGCGTGCTGTCAATCATGTAATTCACTTCAAAGTAATCATTTGCCGCAACGGTGAATATCTGTGTGCGCGACGTGACAACCGTGGCGTTGTTTTGGTGAAGCGCCGTTGTCATAGCGCTGTCGGCAACATTTGTTCCGTTCACGCTTGGCCAAAAGTAGAAGTGAACCGTGCTGGCAGACGTTGATGATATTTGCGCGGAAAACGATATGACGTATTGGCCAGCTTCCTCGAAAACAATCCTTGAAGCTGGCGTTCCCTGTGTTATTCCGTCATTGCCGGTGGGAGCATCGTAAGTCAGCTTGTAGGCTGTGTTTGCTGCTACCGGCACGACGTCAGCCGTCAGCATAAAGTCAGCGTGGCCATCCTCAAGCACAACCTGACGCCATTCACCGTTTTTGCTCACAACGGGATAACCTTTTTCACGGTCATAAAGAATAATGCCATCTTCTGCCGCAGAAGAATACTGATCTTTTGCATCTAAGATGTTCAATGCCTGCGAAAGATAACGGCGTAGGTTTTCTGCCCACGCCTTCGCATCAACCGTAAATGGCGGCACAATCCTCATCGCGTACCGCCAGAGCTTGCGTCAAGCCGCATAATGCCGACACGCCAGTCCACTGGCTGGTTTCCCTCAACGCGCATACGCACCTGACGCCCCTGAAAGCGTACAGATGTTGGGTTGCTCATGCTGAACGGCCCATATTCAGTTTCAGCGCCATTAGGGTAAAACCGTGTTTTAAACTTAGCTGTTACGTCACCTTGCGTCTTTTCATCAGGGATCAGATTTGTCACCCGCATGACTTGATCGCCTGTGCCAATTAAAATTGGGCCTGTCTCTGCAAACGGTGTTAATGAGCCATAATCGTATCCAATCTCATGCTCATAAATTTCGCCGCTACTTTCAGTAAATAATGGCTTGCGAAACACACCAGCATCTACGCCCGCCGTGCGATCAACCTCGCCTGTTGTCCAGATGTTTTCTGCATAATCAAAGGCAACGTAACGATCACACTCTGTGCCATTGTCAGAGGGGTAGAACCACCAAATTTCATTCCACGCACTATTTGCCGTTACTGAGACTTTAGAGGCTTGGTCTGCGTTCATTTCGCTAAACACATAGTCACCAACTTCGCATGGAATCGACTGCACAGCGCCGCCGCTGTAGGCAAAGAAGCCACGCTTGCCCATCCAATATACTGCATTGTCTACTGTGATGGCTGAATTAGCAGAAATAGCCCCGCACGCAGTTCCAACGCGCTCCACGCCATAAACGAAAGGCGGGCCTTGATATGTCATCGTGTGGGCGTCTTCTGTCGTAAGAATTAACGCCTGACCCCTTGCGCGAACCCCCTGCAAGATTGTGCCAGAAGTCTGCAACTCTATGTCACCCGCTTGGTTTGTTGCAGCAGCAGTCCAAGCTGTGTTGTCTTCTTGGTCACTCCATTGAATTTTACGCGGGTTGCCCCCTGCACCAAAGCAAACCACAAAGCGTTCTTCTGTAACCATAAACCCGCTGCATGATGTTGGTGCGTTAGAAACTTGGGCCATTGTAGCGCCGGTCAAGTTCCACTCGTACAGCTTGCCATCGTCGGGCGACATCGCCAACAAGTATTCGCCCCAGTTGTCCAGCGTAATAATTGTTGCAGCAAGAATATCAGTTGCCGCCTGCCGCTCAATGCCATATTCGCCGTTGCCGTAAGTGTCGCCGCCATATGATGCGTTATAAGAACTGTCCACCCGCCCAGCAGTAAAACCCGCAGGAGTAATATCAGTTTTTGTGCCGCCTTGGTTAAAAGCGTAAATCTTGTTGTATGTTCCTACGGCTAAACGAATGCTTGCTGAATTATCTTCCCATGAATGCATGTAACGCACAACGCCAGCCGCGTCTGCCCCGTTCCAAGACCGCCACCCGCCAACTGGGCGCAAAGATCCTTCATGCCAGCGCACCAAGTTTACATCGCGCCAGCGGTTTTGCGCAGAAAACTCTGTGCCGTTTCTGTAGGCTCCCGCTGGTATTTGCAATGGTATTAGTGGCATGGCTTGTTCCTACCAAGTAAACGAAAGAAAACTATTATTAGCGCCTTCGTCTGCGCCAACGACTAAGTTGTATGTTTGATAGGGAACAACAGGCACATTGTTATAGGTTGTTGTTGTTTCGTTGAAGTTCAGACCGAAAGCAGTTGTATTACCGCCAAAAAGTGTATCAGCATCATAATTGTAAGTATAAAACTGCGGGTTAGTTACAGTTTCACCAGCGCTATCAGTAGTGACCCCAGCCCAATATGTGCTGATAAGAGAATTCGCATCAGACTTAATAGCCTCATAGGTCAAAGAAGTTCCCAAAGACGTATCTGATTGCGTAGTGCTTCCAGCAAGGCTTAAATAAGTTTGACCAGTTGACGTACCCCAGCTAGAACCACCATCATTTGAAACCTCTATATTACTAGCGTTGCCAACTATTGAAGATGAATACCCAGAAGTTGGAATTGTGCCAGATTGGCTGGCAAGAGCGTTCGCAATAGATACCGTGCCAGTTCTTCGTGCTAAAACAGATGAAAGAGTGCCTGATTTTCTATACCACCCTGCATTTGGGCCAGACCCCCCATCAGAGCCATCTGCGCCTTGCACAGAAGTCAGAAATAATACGCCCGCTGGAACAGTGAACGTATAAGATCCCGCATTAGGATAAGACACACTGCCACTACTAGGGGAACCACCAGCTGCTGACATTAATTTTCTTGCGCCAAACATTTATCTCATATCCAGACCCGCAGTGAAGCCATACCAATTAGTTCCACCGTCAAAAGTAGAAAACACCAAAATGTCTACATAACCTGAAGCAGTGCTTAAAGTTGGCTGACCACCGCCTTCCCACTTTACAGCACTAGGCCACGTTATTGTTCGCGCAGTGCTGTCTTGAGTGACAACTAAAGTAAACGATGATGATTTCCCTGATCCAGCAGGGTTGCTGAAAATATATGTTACATCTTCTGTCAGCGTATGCGTGAAACTACATCCATCGCGCATGTTTAACGTGGCCGATCCTGATGATGAAGTGATTGCAGTAACTTCTTCAATGACGCCGTTGTCAAACGTCACAACACCATTCGCATCAGCCGTTACAGCCTTGCTTGCTTCTGTTGTGCCAAGAGTAGTGATATCCAGATAATTGACTTCCGCCGCCGTTGCTGTGATGGCTGTGCCGTTAATCTTCCAAGAACCTTGCGTAAGGTTTGGCAGAATTGCAGTTGTGCCATTCAACAGGTTATCAATGCTGTCTAAGTTGCCATTGATCTTGCCGCCCCATGTGTTGGCGCTCGCGCCAACTTCTGGCTTTACCAAGCCAAATGTCGTTGTTGTTGTATCAGCCATTATAAACCTCTAAGCAGCTTTGCTCCAATTTGTATCATCTTCCGACTGCAAAGTCCAAGTATCTGTATTTTCTGGCTGCAACACCCATTGGAAGCTTACAGATATTTCTGGTATGCCCGCGTCAATGCTCGTTGCCGAAAGCAAGTGCCTTACGCTAATGCTAGTAGCCTCTACTTTCGGATAAACAAAAATACTGACAGGCGTTAAATTGCTAATAATTGACGCCGTTACGCTGTCTACAACCGGCGCTTCTGTTGCGATGTCATTAGCAGCAAGGACGCTAATTATTGTTGCGCTTACATCATCAACAACGGGTGCGCCGGTGACTAAATCAATCGGCGCAAGAACTTGCTGCTGTTCAAGCGCAACGCTGTCTATAACTGGCGTTGTGGATAAGTTGTTTGCAGAAAGAACGTGGATATGCGTAAGCGTTGTACTGCTTACCACAGGAGTTCCGCTTGTTATTTGCGCTGCACTCAGATCATGTATCTGTGTCAGCGAAACCTGTTGGACAACAGGAACACCAGAAGTAATTCCATTAACTGCAATGTCGCCTTCAGCAGTTGCTGCTAGTGGCGCTGCTGCTAATGGGTTAAATCCAAGCATATACTAAATCCTTATGGCTTCGTCGGCCAATCATTATCTAACAAGTTGGGCCAATTTGCGTGTGATGTAATATCTCTCAACGCTTGGCGATATACAGTCATTGCATCGCTTATTGTTACATCTGACAGAGCGTGAAAATCAGTTTCACTCAAAAGAATTAACCGTTTTTCTCTGTTTCGCTCTGACGCAATATCGTTCTTTTTTGACTGGTTAATAGTTATCATGGTACGCTATCCGCATCTGTAAAATCCACTTCCCATGCGTTCCGAAGTTCTCTATTAGCGGGCATGTCGCTTCGTGCTACAATTTTATATCGGGTTCCGCTGTCTAAATCCTGATTTATAATTTCATTTAAAGTCAAACCGCAATTAGCCGCTGGTATTAAAAGCCCTACTGACCCATCATCTTGCTCAAAAAGTACAACAGTATTTTCCATTAGTTTGCTCCTGCGCTCATTGCCGACCACGAAAAAGCAGGGTCAGTTATTGATCCAGCATCATTAATCCAATAAATAGCAATTCTATATGTCGGGCCACTCCAGTATGGCCTAATTTGCGCAAATTCGTCACTCCACGCACTCGCAGATGTTGCATAATATTCACTGGTGCGTGTGGTCGTGTTTAATCTAAATTGGCCAGTACCCAAGTCACTAATACTAGACACGTTGTTACTATTTTGCAGTGTGGGGGTGCTTCCAGACATCGTGACATAGCACCACACTTGAACCTCACCGCCGCCACCGCCGCCTGCATCTGCCCACTCAGCAGCGCTTGCTCCACTGTTTACCGAAAGAACTTGCCCAGCCGAACCAAGGGATGATGGAATATTTGTGGCAATGTCACGACCATCCACCGTGCCAGTGACTGTGATGTTTCCATTCACAGTTGCAGCAGCAAATGTTGGGCTGTCAGTTGTTGCCAACCCCTGATCTATTGCCTTTACAGATGCCTCGCTCGTAAGCTCACTGTCCATCAATGCGCCAGAGGCGGTTACGTTAGTCGCATCTGTTACATCTGCGCCCGCCTCAATTCCAGTAAGTTTAGTCTTTTCAGCATCAGTAAACGCATTAGTGTCGGAGTTGCTTTCATATGCGGTCTTAATCTCCGCAGCAGTCTGGTCAGCCGTAGCCCCAGCCTCTATTCCATCTAGCTTAGTCTTATCGCCATTGGCAAAAGCGCCTTCAGATGGCGGCTGCTGAATATCCGCGCCGGCAGCCGTAACCATAACAACAGCAGAACCAGACAGATTTAACGCTGATCCTGAGTTGCTGCTTTCAGTCACAGTACGGCTAAGAGTAGTGCCAGAAGCTGTATATGTGCCTGTGCCGATTTCCCAGTTATTTGTGCCATCTTCTATGACGTATCTTACAACATCTCCATTAGACACACCGCCACCGGCAAAGGTCTGATAACCCGCTTCAGCAGCGCCCAATGTAATAGTGCCTGTGCCAGTGGTTGCCGTAGCAACCTTAACGCGGTTTGCGAGTACAACCATTGGCCGCTCCTATTATGCTGGGTCTGGAATTTCTACGTCAAATGATGCAAGCGTAAATGTGTTGCCGCTGGTTACCGCCTGAGACGCTGTAAGCGAACCCGTGGCAAGCAAACGTGACGCTGACACATCAACAATCGCAAAGTGCGTTGCAGTGCCTGTGCCGGTCACAGACCCGTCCGTAATCGCTGCCGCAACGGTCTTGCGTCCAGATGTGTCACCATCTTCTGGAGCGCCAAACGACAAGGACGTAGAGTTGCCAAGCGAATATGTGCTTGTCGCCTGCGCGTATGTCGTTGCCTCTTGCGATGTGATGTCAATACGATCAGCTTCAGTGTCCAGCTTGGACAAAGCAGCGTCTAAGACATAATCAGAAATAGTTGCCATTCTTATTCTCCTAGTAGGCTGCTATCTTCAAACGACGACCAGAGCCGCCAAATTTAGCATCAGAACTTTCTTTGTTTATAGCATCCAATGCGCTTTGATACAACGACGCCCATACAGTTGTACGCTGATCGTCGCCAAGGTATGGCGCTGCGTGGATCAATGACCCATATAAATATACGTCTGGGTGGTGCGTTAAGGCCCAGTTTGTTGTTGTGCTGTCGCTCAGCGGCGGGATCTGCGCGTAATACACCATCTCGACAGTGTACGTGCCATCAGGCGTTGGGTATAGCTCCAACTGGCCATCAGTGATCGCGTAATATCTAGGCTTCCCAGATGTATCGTCATTTACCGTGCGAAGCTGCTGCATTTCGCCTTGGCTGAGCAATTCTAAGCGGTCGCTGTTTGCAATCGAAAACCGAATAGCCTCTAAGTAGTCACCGACAAGACCAGTATATTGGCTGTTGACTGTAGCGGTAACACGCTTCTCCATGCGCCAATGGCGTATGCTGCGATCCATCCCAGCCTCTGCCAGCGAAATAAAATCAGGAATTACAGACGTTAGATCATCGCGGTTTAGCCAATTGGCTACTGACGTCTTTAGCTCTGTGTATGTTGCAATAGCCATCTAACAATCCCATGCTTTGCGCGACCAGTAGTTTGCGCTTAATTTACTAGACTTACCTTTAATCCCGCCCGACCTTGCGCAATATGATGCTTTGCGCTTGGGCTGATCCTTCTTGATGGACATATTAGGGTCGCCAAAGTTTATCTTCTTCACCGTGTCACCCTCAACCGCCAGCACCTCAAACTTCTTTGGCCCGCCACGTCTAGGTTTATTTACCGCAGTAAACCCGTGGCGTTTCTTGGCCGCTGCTATTTTCTCTGACTTGGTGCGGGGCATTACATACCACGCCCTTGAGATTTAATTTGATTTAACGTCTGGATAAACTGCTGACCCGACATTCTATCAACAGCAGTTTGGCCTAATTGAGAAACCATTATTTGAAAAGCATCATTGTCGCTAATTACCACAGGCATACCAGCCTGCGGGCTTGGCCCTTGGACTGCTGCGCGTGCTGCTTGTGGCATGCCGGAAACAGGCATCTGCGGCCTAACCATGTTTTGCGCAGGCGCAGCAGGCATACCACCGCCAACAGGCGTATTGCCGAATGCCATTCTTGGCGCGGCAGGCATACCACCACCAACAGGCGTGCTGCCAAACGGCATGCTCTGCGCTGGACGCGCTTGCGGTCTGACTTGTGCTTGTGCCTGACCAGCGCCACCGCCGCGTGTCACTGTAGGACGTGGGGCAGTTCTTGGCGCGATGCTTTCATCCGGCGCAAGCAGGCCACGCATCTGACGCAGCTTGCGCCTGCGCTCATCATCTTCTGACCCATATGGCGTTGCAAGGGCATTGGCCAGCATAGAGAATATACCGCCGCCCTCGAACTTATCGCCCATCTTGCCTTCGCCGTATCCACCGCCGTCGATCATATCAATAAAGTCTAAAAATCTATCTGCCATGCTACTTCTTCTTTGCTGTCTTAGCTGATTTCTTAAATGCCTTCGCGGTAGGCGCTCCCTTGCTGCCTACCTTGCGCATCTTCTCGCCAGACCCAGCAGCAATGCGCTTACGCTTTGCGTGAATATTGGCGTATAAACCTTTCTTCGGCATCCTATGCTCCTTCGCCCCACTGGACGCATTTATAATCCATTGCGCGATATGCAGGAAACATCTGCCGCGCGTATTTCAGCCCGCTCGGTATGGACTGTATGCACTGGCTCTCGCTCTGCATTACGGGGCTGCCAAATGCAAAGCATTTGCCTTCGACGCTGCAAAGCAAAAGCAGCGCCGTCCACATCACTTCTTCTTCTTCGCGTATGACACCTTCTTACCAGACTTTTTGGCAGCGGCCTTGGCTTTCGCCATACCTTTGGGCGTGTACGCGTAGTGCTTTGATCCAACTTTAGGCATCACAAACTCCATAAATTACGCGCAGCGTAACATATTGAGCGAGATTAGGCTATACCGCGCAAGTTCCTGCGTATCGCGCCACGCCAAGACATCATAGGGCCTGACAACGCAGTCGCCGCGTCAGACGCCATAGTCAAGCAAACAGCATCAGCTAAATCCGGCGAACGCAAGCCACGCTTACGCATGCTATCCTTACTCTCAGCTTGCATTTTGCCGGACGAGGTAAAGCTATACCGTATGGCAGTCAGATCAGCCCGCAAGTCATCATCTTCCGGCAGCTTGCACGAACGATCCTCTAACCACGCCTTTGTCTTAAACCACAATTCAGTACGCAAATTATTATACGTCTCGCCCATGCTGGGAGCCTCGGCAACATTCACGCCACGCACAGGCGCGCCTAGCTCGCGCAACCTATCAACAACACCAGCACCAACGCCAATGCTATCCACAAGTATTTCATCAGGCTGCTGGCTGGGCGGCAATGCCTCATACTCAGCCATTACCCTGCCCACGGTCTGCATCAGATCCAAACCCTGCCACGATTTAACTTCCGTTATAACGTTAGACTCGCGCTTACAAAACGCCGTCCTATCGCTGCCAAATCTTGCCGGATCTATGGCCCACACAGTCTTCGCATTCGGCGCAAGCTCAATATCACGCTTCATAGCGCTCTCAACCAAATGATACGGCACAATCGTATCATCGTCGGCAAGAGGGAAATCACCCATAACACGTATCAAAAACGCGTTAGATTGCTCGCCATATCTGACGCGCATCTCGTCAACAAACTCTTCAGAAACAAGCGGGCTATCCACGCATGACCACCGACGTGTCCACCAGCTAGATGCCATCTTCGTCTGGCTTTCGTAAAACGTTCCGCTGGATCTAGTCGGGTTAGACAAAAGTATCGTGGTCGCGTTGTGGCCCGACATTGATCCAGCAGCAGCCTCAAACACTTTCTCAGGCACACCGCTGGCTTCATCCACAACCAGCAAAACATGCTCTGAGTGAACGCCAGCCAGCGCCTCCGGCGTTTCGGCGCGGCTGGTACGGGCCGATATAAACGCCTCTGACGCGGCAGCAGCAAGCTCAACGCGATCCGACTTCACGGTAAGCAACTGCGATATCTCTTTAGGCAACTCATTTATCCAACGCTTCAGCTCGGCAAAAAGAGCATCAAAAAGCTGGCCGCTGGTCGGCGCAGTCACAACAACCTTGTTCGGAAACCGCAATAACAAAAACCAAAGCATGGCCCAAGACGCGGATGTGGACTTTCCCGTGCCATGACCAGACCTTACGCTAATCTTGCGCTCGCCAGCCGCAATGGCTTGCAAAAACTCTGC